TTGAGGACTGGTGGAGAGGCATGGTGCTTTACGATCCTGACACCAAAGACTATGCGGACAATATCTTCAAAAACATTCACAAACAGCATTTTGTTGATTTCTTGCGGGATGCCTTAGCTGAATTTGGTGATCATCATGATTCTCATTGATTTCTTCACGGAAGCTTGCTGCAAAGGCACTGAGCTTGTGGAAGGTTGGTACTGGTATGAAGACGATGGAGAAGAGGTGGGAGGACCGTACAGGGACGAAGAAGCCGCCATTGCGGCGGCTCAAGCAGGGCTTAAATGGTGAAAGGGCCGGCAATGACAAAGGTCCGGCTGGCTTCGTATTGGACCCGGCTGGCTTCGTATCTGGGTCCGGCTAGGGTCGTATCTAGGGTCCGGCTAGGGTCGTATCAGGCCCTGCTCGATTTTCCCGCTGTGCCCCTGAGAACGAGAACCATTTTCGCCCGGTAGTACATTTGTACTATAGGCATTTTTCGGGGTAGTACATTTGTACTATTTTGGGCCAATGATAAGCTGAGCTTATCATCCCAGCCCGAACCATCAGCATCCCTCATCATATAAGCGATTTTGATCATTCCAAGCGGAACCATCAGCATTCCTGATCTTATAAGCAATAGTGATCGATCCCGTCTGTTGGATCAGCATTCCTTATCTGATCAGCTATTCTCATCCCTCGCATTGTCGACCGGAGAATGGGAGAATCTATGGGCGGCAAACTGTAACGTTTTGTGACGGAAGCTTGCCCACGGCATCGCATTATCACGATGGCGTTATGGCATGGGTCAGTGTGACGGAACGTTACAGGCCTTGACTTATGGGCGGCGCAAATGATACGGGCGGCAGCCATGGCACGGTTCGATTGGTGCCCATAGCATCGCCTGCCCCATAGCGTCAAGGCAACGGCGCGGCACAGTGGCCACCTTTTTAACCGTCCACACTGACCTAGCGTTGACGGTTTGCCGGTTTTACAGTCCGTTCACGACTGAGCGATCGGTCGCCTCTCTCGCAACTCATCCCGTGATTCACTCTTTCTCTCTCTCCTGCAAACTTGTGGCGCTTTTCGGCGGCGCTTTGCTGGCCATCGTTGCGGCGTCCTTGGCAGTAGAAGATCAGCGCCGCTTTCTCTCCTGCCGTGCTAGTGGCGTCAGCGTTGATGCCTGTCTGCTGCAGATTAACGGCCGCTAATTCTTTCTTTCTCTTTCTCTTTCTCTTTCTCTCTTTCTAATCATGCAAGCTATCAACTCTCGCGCTAAAACCCCCGCTGATCTTAACGCCATTCAGAAACAATATAAAATTAATTTCAAAACTCTACTCTCCACCAATCCTAAAACCGAAAAATCTAAAGTCCAAACATATATTCTACATTTGGCGCCCGCTGATATATCAGGCGTTAACGTTTGCTCCGGCGCTGGTAACTGTAAAAAGATTTGTCTACATTTTGCCGGCAACCCTGTCTACATGACGGCAAAACAAGCCGCACGCATCCGGCGCACCTTAGCCTATTCTGCCAATCCTAGAGAGTTTGCTAAGTTGATTTTACTGGCTATTCTCGACAAAATTAACAAGCACAATGGCGAACCCTTGGCAGTCAGACTAAACGGCACGTCTGACATAGCCTGGGAGAATGTAGACTTTATTATCACGCCTGAATTCGCTACATTTTGCCGGGTTAAGCTTGGCGCAATCCTACCATTAGGACAGCGCAACCTTTTTGAAATTTTCAATTTCATGCGAGACAATACGGGCGAAAACGTTATATTCTATGACTATACTAAAATCAAGCGTAACTGGGCTGAATGCCAGCGCTTAGGCTATCACCTTACTGTTAGCTACGATGGCGCAGATAATATTGCCAATCATAAAATCGTAGCTAGCGCGTTAGCTGCAGGCGTTAACGTTGCGGCCGCCTTTGCAATCAAAAAGGGACGGCCTTTGCCTCCCGTTGCATACATCGCGAACCGTAGTTTCAAAGTGACTGATGGCGATTTGACGGACTACCGGCCCGCCGACCCTAGCGGTTACCATATCGTAGGGTTGCGGTTTAAGCTCCCCCATGGCATCGCATACAGCGCAGCAGAGCGCGATGCATTCTGTCTTGACGGCCATGGGATGACGGCCGCTTTAAAGCCTGTCTGATGGGCTTCCAGGACCCTTAGGTTGACGATCGATCGCAGACCCTGCCAATAGGCGGGGTCTTTTTATTGCTTGGGCAAGGGGGAAATTCTCCAGATTTGCCGGTTGTCCAGCGTTCCTAATCATTACAAACCACAAAATGGTATCAACGGCTACAGAATTGGGGGCGGATTGGTGGTAGATTGGCTGCAGCGCAGTAGCACGGCAAAAAGTTTTACAGGGGTGCGGGGTATCCCAAAATTGATGGTGGGATATTTTCAAACGACTTTTTCCGCCCAATATTTACACCCACTCCAGCAATTTACGCACGTGCTTGTAAAGCTAGTGCGCACTGCGCGAACGATCTAGTCTGCAATGCATTGGAGTGAGCGCATTAAGATTGTTCGCGCCAAGGAAAGGCTTACGAGAAGAAGCCGCCCAAAGCGGCGTAGATTAATGCCTTTCCCATAGATTTTTCTTAGTAATGTCGTTATGGCATAAATTATTGCTTAATTTTCATTTTTCTATTGCTGCTGCGCACACTTTCAGCGGCTCGAGGCTATTTACGAGCATTTAAGCAGAAGAAGAAAGTCGTTTAGGAGATGGTTGTTAGAAGAGGCCCTTGGAACAATCGCCTTGGGGGCTTCTGCGCGTATCGGGCCTCTGCGAAGGGAGCTTATGAAAGCTTTTCGAGAGGGCCAGGAGGAAGGTCGCTTGACAGAGCGCTCTTGGGGAGCTTCTGCGCGAAGCGACCTTCCGCCGGCAAGGTTTACAACCATCGCACGAGCTGGAACCAGCGCGTAACGATTTCAGCCGAGGCTGCGCCATATGCCTATCATATATCGAACTGTGGGTCAGAGTGCGCTATGATTTGAGGAAGTTTGCAGAAAAAGGACCATGGAGAGGGAATGCTTGCTAGTGCTGGCATGGGCCGACAGTCCAAGTAAGGTGAGGCTCGTGCCTTGCCAAGACCAGCAAGAAGCCATGAATCAAGTTAAGACGATGGTGCCGCACAGCCCTGAAGACCTGCGAGTGGTTGCCTTTGGTTTTGTTGATGATGCGCGTCAGTTCAAAAGTCAATGGCCTTCTATTGCCAAAGGAGAATGGTTTGCTTTTTCTGCTGCAATGAAAGTGCTCCTTTTGGAAAGTCTTGACAATCAACGCGAAGCATTCAAAGCTGCTATTCCCTCTTCCATTGCCGATCATTTGCGATGGCCGGAATGGTCCGTTTCTCACGCTGAGCGTCGTCGCCTGAACATTGAAGCCGGGCAGTTGCCAAGCTTCGTTCAAAATGCCACTGACTACGTGCTCTGGGCTATTTCCGCTATTAACGATCAACGAAGCTATTGCTGCTCTCGGGATATTATTCGCCATCCCGCTAATGACGGTCTTTACAATGCAAGCACTATCTACAATGTTCTCGCTGAAGGCAAGAATAAAGGCTTTGTCAAGGAAGACACTATTGCCACTTCTAAAGTGTTTTCGCTCACCAGCGAGGGACAGAGACTTTTGAAGGAAACAGAAGACGTTCCTAAAGAGCCGCGTCCACGCAAAAGCGCTAAAAGCATGTATGGTGGTTTGCTATGAGTTACCACGACCCCTTTGAAACGGTTTCGGAAGTGCGTTCCGTATGGCGCATCCACACGCCCAGTAGGCGCTATAAGAACAAAGTGCTAGCAGTGTTTGAGAAGCTTATGCAACTGCCCAAGGCCAGCTTTTACAAAACCAGCTTTCCAAGATACGATGGCTATCAATTTGACCTCCTTTCCTTTTCCATTGATCATGGGGAAGCAAGCCTGTCTTCTTTTTACCCTGACTGGTGATGACTTACTCTCTTGAGGAGCTGTGTCGCCTCGCCACTAAATACGCCCTGTGTCCTGAAATGTCTGAACCTTCCCTCTCTGAGCTGAAGAAGCGCTTTGCTGGTTTTGAATGGTGTGCCGATAAAGCCACTGCCGCTGCTTTTGGTTATTACGCCGCCATGGAAGAAGCCAATGGCAAGAAAACCATTACAAAAGGCATTCATGAGCAATGTTCATCAGTAGTGGAAGAAGCGATAGAAAGGAAAATTGATTCGCTACAAGCTACAGACAGAATTCTCACTCTTGTACATTGCTGGCTTTGCGAAGAAATGATGGAAGACGAAGAAGATCTAGAGCAGCTTGATCTCCTGTTTGAACCCTTTTTGATCAATAGAAATTTTGTCGAGAAATATCAACAAGATTAGTCTCTATAGAACATTGAAGCGGCATGCAGCACGCTAAAGCCTTCTAAATTCAGTCGCTGAAGACGTTCGGGATAGAAGCAGGCAAGGCGATGATCTTCCATGTCCTTGTTGCGCAATGCCAAGCGCAAATCACGATCATCCACGCTGCAAACACTAAAGGGCTTTTTGAGAATGGTTTTCACAAAATTGAAAGTGCTCTCAAATAATTCTGGCGAATAAAGCTTTGTTGCTCTGCTATACACCGTCATATACCTTTCCATTGTCAAACGATTGCCAATGGCATAAAGGTCGCAAATGTCGTTGCTATGAGCCCCTTCATGCTGCCATAGTTCATCTTCGGGCTCTGGCCCCTCGCTCCTTTTGTCTCGCCAGTTTTGTTCCCACCATTTACGATGCTGCTCGCAGCAAGCCAAGCAACCTCCTCCGCCTCCCGGATGCTTATGCACTGCTTCGTTAGAGGCGATGAGCAAACGAGCAAAGCGAGGGTCTTCGGAAAGAAAAAATTCTCTTTTGTCCCAGCGCTTAGGTTCTATATCAAAACGAAGCTTAACAATGGTGGAATGCTCTATGTCATTTTCTTTTTCCCATTGGATCATTTGCTCATAGCTGCGCTGCATGGAATAGAGCTGCATGCCAATGTGCTTCTTTGCGGCTTGTTTGTCCAATAGAAAGGCTCGTTCCGGCAGCACTAATTGAGCTTCCGCTTTTTCTTCATCCTCAAAGCAATAGTTCTTAAAAGGAAGCGCATCAATCATTTCTTGCTTGCCTTCCAAAGGCACCTTCACATAGGAGCCTTCAATGCGCTGCTTTCCTCGTTGCTCCACTTGACAATCCACCGTCCAAGAATGGAAAAAGCAGTTGACAATGGCGCCATCAGCCTCGAGCGCATCAATTAGTTCTCGCCATCGTCCTGCATGCTTCATAAAGCTACGCTTATGGCCAGAAAACAACAGGGCAATGTACATTGTGCGATTGTTAATTTTCTAGCTTTGTAGCCAATCCTACTCTCCCCCCATTGTTTCTTTTGATAGCGTGGAAGGATTAAGCTTTGGTGCCATGCTAGATGATCTGCCAATGCCTTTCATGGCCGGAGCGATTAAGCTTTGGCCCGTTCACAGTCGCCCTGGCTATCAATGGTTCATTGCTTACGGAGGTAAGCCGTATTATTTCCGTACAAAAAGCGAAGCGTTGCTTTTTGCTAGGGATCAGCAAAGTGGAAGTGATCCTGAAGGGCTTTGCGACTGAGCTACAGTAAGGAGTGTTCGTTCGGCCCGCGCAAAGCGGGCTTTGTTGTCTCATGAAGCTCAAAGAAAGCGCAAAGTGCGAAAAGATTGCTCGAACTGGACGAGTGGAGAGCTGGTTAAATGATCCTGAGGGGCGCTTGGCCGTGAGTTGCACGGTGTTCGTCGTGGAAGATTCAATGGAAGGGCCAGATGGCATTGAGCAATCGTGGCGCTTTGTTTCCCATGGCCTTCGTAATGGCGCTGGCGTGGCAGTGCATCTTTCCAACTTGCGTCCCAAAGGCCAAGAAAATGGCAAAGGGCTTGTTGCGAGTGGTCCACTCAGCTTTGGCAAAATCTATTCCACGCTCAATGAAATTCTGCGTCGTGGTGGCAAGTACAAAAATGGTGCTGTTGTTTTACATCTTGACTACGACCATCCCGATGCCATTGATTTAATCACTGCTCCGCGATCAGAATTTCCATGGGCAAAGCGCTGCATTGATGTGGATGAGCAATTTCTTGATAAATCTTCGCCTGAATTCATCAAAGCATTATGCCAGGGCATTTCCAGCGGAGATATTTGGCTCAATAAGATTCGCTATAACGAAAGAGGAGAACGCTTGCGTGGAAATGTCTGCCTCGAGATTTATCTTCCTCATCGTGGCACTTGTCTTCTACAGCATGTCAATCTCGGTGCTTGTGGCATCAATGATGTAGAGCAAGCTTTCAAGGATGGCATGAAGCAACTGTGTGAGCTTCATCCTTCCACTGGCGTGGGCGACACTGGCGAATACCTTTCGCCTTCCATTGACAAGCAAGTGGGGCTTGGCATTCTTGGTTTAGCTAATTTCCTTTCCATTCATGACATCTCCTACGAAGATTTTGGCAAAGCTTTGGAAGCTTATCTTGATGAGGATCCTCATCCTTGGTGCCATCATTGGACTGATCAACGTGCTGGCGACGCCGTAGCCGCCATCCAATTAGGCTTGCTTGGTGCTGCGGACATTGCCAGGGAGCATGGCATGGAACGTGCCTTTACCGTTGCCCCCACTGCTTCATGCTCTTATAGGTATTTGGACTCTAGAGGCTTTACGACTGCTCCTGAAATCGCTCCTCCCATTGACCAAATTATTGACCGTGATAGCGAGACGATGGGTGTGGAAAGATTTGAATACGGGCCAGTGGAGATTGCAGAGCAAGTGGGCTGGGAAGCATTTAAGAAAGTAGCCGATGGCATTGTTGAGCTGATGCGCCGCACTGGTCTTTTCCATGGCTATTCCATGAACTGGTGGTCTGATATGACCGTTTGTGATGAAGCTTTTCTTCGCGAATGGCTTGCCAGTCCTCAATCGTCTATTTACTATGCGCTGCAAGTGCAATCAGGCACACAAGCCAAGGACGATGTTGGAGTAGACTTGGGAGAGAGTCTGGCCGACTTCTTTAGCTTGGACGAGCCTGAGGCTTGTTCTTTGGAAGCTGGCTTCTGTAGCGCCTGCGCAGAGTGAGCCACGTTTAAGACAATGGGGCAGCATTAGCTGCCCTTGTTTGTCGTCCTTTGTTTTTACCATTGCTTCTTTTCACATGGCAGTTCTTGATTATTTTTCTGCAGTTGCCCGCAAGCGTCCTTGGCAAGCAGTGCCTGTCACTACAGGTGATTTTGTGGAAGGTTCTGAGGAAACGATTTTCCGCGCCCTTGCCATTCGTCACCTTGAACTGCCTGTGAAGGACATGCTTCTTGAGGGCCTCGAGCGAGAACTTCCCAATAGCCCCGGCCTTATTGAATCCATTCATAGCAATATGGCCGACGAAGAGCGTCATGACGAAGCTCTCAACTACGTTGCTGCTGCCCATGGCACAAATGAGCAATCGGAAAAAGAAGCTTTTCGGATTCGCCAAGCATGGATCGACCATCCAGCCCATCCAATTCTCAAGGTGGCAACAATTGAACGCAGTTTGTTTTTTACAATTTTGCCATTCTTTCGTTTCAATGGCGACAAAGGGTTGAGAACTGTTGCTAGTGACATTTCTCGCGATGAAATATGCCACTCGTTTTGCAATACCAAGATTGCGGAGGAGTCTGGGGAGGAATACAGCAGCAGTCTGAACAAGCTCAGAAAAATGACGGCGCTGTGGATTTACGATAAGCTTGATTCTTCGTCTAATAAATACTTGGACAAAGATTTTTGGCTTCGCCAAAGTGATAGCCTTTTTCTCAGCGGTAAAGCCCCAGAATTACAAGAAACTCGTGCCAGTACAGTGCCAGCGTTTTTTGAAACGAATGCGCTGAATTTACCGTCCTATGGTTGAGTGGGCTTTTCCGACTTGTCTGCTCTATAGTGGTCTGTGACAGAGGCCAAGCCCCTGTTTGAGCCGCTTGCGGCTGTTCACGCTTGGCCCATCTCTTGCTACGATTGTCAAGCAGCGCACGGACTGGAAATTTCTGGTCGCAGCGCTTGTAAACTAAGTCCTGCCTCGGCAGGCCAGGGGAGTTGATCGCCTCCTGCAGCCCCCCTAAGCCTCTTAACAATGCTCAAACCTGGGGGTCACTTGCGCTTAAGTGTTGGCACACGCTAGGCAGATAGCCTAGAGTCCTGGAGTTCGATTCCCAGAAGCGCCCTATGGCTCGTTTTCGCATTGTTAGGCGTTCATCCTTTGTGCAAGCAGGAGTGCCCATATACGATGTGGAAGAGCGATGCTGGCTCTGGTGGGAGCCCAGGGGGACATTTACCACCGTCGACGACGCAGAGCGTCGCGCTCATAGCCTGATAGAGGCAACTCCCATTTCAAGAATGGTGATCAAGGAGTACGACTGATGAGCGCCTTCGTCATTGGAGACAGCCACTGGGGACACGCCAAAAGCTTGTCTTTTGCGCAGCCCAATGGTTCCCCATTGCGTCCTTTTTCTTCGTGCGAAGAGATGGATGAGACAATGGTGGAGCGGTGGAATGCAGTGGTCAAGGATAAAGACACTGTTTACCATCTTGGCGACGTAGCGATTCCGCGTAGTGGGCTAAAAAACTTAGCCAGATGCAATGGGAGAAAGATTCTCATTCGCGGCAATCACGACACGTTCAAGCTCAAAGACTACGCCGAGTATTTTGAAGACATTCGCGGGGCCATGTTTCACCATGCAGGTAAGGCATTGCCAGGTGGTCTTATTTTCACGCACATTCCAGTGCATCCCGACAATCTTCGTGGGCACTATCTAGGTAATGTTCACGGACACCTTCACTGCCATCTAGTGATAAAAGATGGGCAAGTTGATCAACGATTTTTCAATGCCTGCGTTGAGAGGAACGATTTCACTCCTGTAGCATTGGATTTGATCGTCGATCACTTCCGCACCAATGTCCGAGGAGCGGCGAACTTTTAACACGCCGTTGCGTGAGCCTCTCAATCCCATCATCCATCGTCTCCTTCAAGCCATTGATTGGCACAATTCCCGCTATTTCGAGGATCACGATCCTTGGCACTTGGAAAAAGCGGAAAGCTTGCGAAGCTATGTGAGAGACCTAAAAAACTGGGTGAAGAAAAAAGAAGAAGGGTGAGGCAGAGTTTTCCCGCATTAGGGAATCAATGGGTGCGGCCCACGCTCTGCCTTGTTGTGAGTGCTTCAACTCACTCACGGAATCCCCAAAGCCAACAGTGACGAGGATGTTGGAGCGGGGAGAGACTGAGCCCTCCCCTGGTATGAATACCACTAGGCGCCTAGTGGGCTCCTGCAGGAAGCTTGAAAAGCTTAGCAGACTTCCGTCCAATACACGGCGGCTCCCTCTAGGAACAATCGCTTATTGACATGACGGGCCTCGTGGAATGGCACTTCCCATATTTCCCGCTGTCCATTACGAGAAAAAAATAGGCGCACCATTAGCCTTGAGCTTCGGTGAGTTCGATGTATTCGGCTCGCCATTGATGGAATGCTGCCCTTGCAAGGCGCACTTCCTCGCTATTGGGGCCATATAGCCTTCCGCTGGCTTCAACGGCCCTGGCGGCTTCCACAGCAAGCTCCCAGGCTTCTTCGGCAGCAGGGTGAAGGGCCATGGAAGGCAGGCATGGTTTCTTTAGTCTATCCCTGCAAATTCTGCATTGTTTTTACCACTTTTTCTGCATTGCGCAGTTTCGGCAACAACGTGGGCTTGTAGGCATGTTCAGCCGCCAAGAGCTGCAGCGCTGTTTGCCTGTCCGCCTCAAGAAGAGCAAGAATAAAGGTTAGTTCTTTGTCCGTAAGTTCAACGCCAATCATTTTACAAAAATGCTGAAAAGTCTGATTGGTGAAAATTCTAAGCGCTATCTAGTAAGGCTCCTTATCCAATCAATGTTGTCATCTTTTGACGCATCTAATACTGCTGCCGCAAGAGCAAAGCAATAGTCATCCACGCCTGAGTCTTTGCCGCCAGTTACTGCCCATTGGCCGCTTGCTCGATACAACACGCTCAAATTTTTAAGCTGCCAGATGAGCTTTTTGTGCGGATACAGTTCAATTAGTCCAGCATTGAACAGTTCGCGCAGCTTGCTGAAGGCTTTCATCTTGGTGCTGACTGACCATGAAAGTTCAGTAATGGGAAAATCTTTGGAGAGGTCTTGAATGATGGCAGAGCTATTGAACTGGTCAAGCGTGATGCTCTGGAATTCATAAAGGCGATGGTGCTCCTTAATCCATTCTTCCACTTTTGCAATGCTCACTTCCTTTTTGCCACCAATCTCAAAATCAGCGTCGAAAGTATGGAGCTTGTCCACGACAAGGCGTTCGCCTTCGTAGTGAATAATGCAAGCAATGTATTCGTCTCGGCCTACGCCACCACGAGCAGGGTCAAGAGAAAGGAAATAGGTGCCAGCGAGTTCACGCTTAGGGGGCAGCACTGATCTGTCTTTGTTCACCGCCACATCTACCACTTCAGGAGCCAGCAGCACAGAGTTGCTACGCCTGAACTGGGCGCCATATTCCACCCAAAAGCTTTCTTCGTCTTTCTTGAGAGCGTTTTGCAGGAAGGGGCAATCAAAAGGCAGATTAGGGTTGATGTCCCATGTGGGAATCTGCAATGCTTGCATGCCAGGGTATTCACCACTTTCTGCTTGCTTGAAATGCTCGTAGAACAAGCCACTGGTTAGCCATGGAGACGACAGTTCAATAATCTTGCCGTGCTTGCCGAACTGAGCAATAGAGGGGGACAGTGCTGTGTACATGGCTTCTGCGCCACGGTTTGCATCGCCGTCAATACTGAAAGCAAGTTCGTCCATGACCACAGCCACGACAGCTTTCCCTCGAGATGCTCGAGCTGAGGCGGGAATAGCTTGGAATACACAGCCATTGCTCAGTTCAATCTCCAAGGATGTTTCCCTTGTGATTTCTTGCTCTAGCGGGCTGTTGATAATGAGCTGACGAATGTTGTCAAGAGCAATCTTGGATTGGCCCAAATCGTTAGCAACCGTCACCACATACCACTTCTCTCCTTTGCGAACCCTCCGGCGGAAGTGCTCATCTTGACAAAAGGCCATGTAGGCAGCAGCCACTGAGGCCATGAAGGTCTTGCCACTCCTTCTTCCCATTGACCAAATGGCATGGTTGACATTCTCTTCAAACAGATTGTTGAGAATTCTTTGCTGCCTTGGCCACAGGGGCGTCTTGAGGACTAGCTCTGCAAACTCACTACACTTCAGCACGATATTTAGCCACGGCCAGTTCTTCCATGTTATGCAACAATTCCTTTGGAAAGAAATACGCTGGTCTGTTACGAGCCGGATCTGCCCAATACTGTTCGTCCATCGCTTCCTTTCCCCAGCACCATCCGTGGATGAGAGTGCGATGGTTTTCGATGGTCACCAAGACAAATTTCTTATGCGGATCTTCATTGCGTTGCACGATAAGGTCGTAAGAATGTTTCGACCGGGTTTTGACGTCCATGCCGGGCAGGTCATCTGAGCCCCGCTTGGCTTCGCTTTCTTTATAGAGCAAATGCTTGAGCCCTAAGTAGGAACCCACGGCCATTTCCCCCGCTGCACCAAGCAAGTGGATTTCCAAGGCTTTATCGCCACGAGCGGCGCCACGATTGCGACCACGAAGCCCTTTTGCTTCATTCACGGACTGCCTCCGCTTTCCTTCCTCCATTGCCTGCTTTCGTTCCTCTTCGGAAAAGACAAATTCAATGGGAGTGGGCATAGTAAGACGCACGTCATGGCCATCATACACATCTTTAGAATGGAAGCAAGCCCATAATGTGAACAATGTCGGAAGAAGCAGTGGATCTTGGCCATGCGAATGAAGCTGGTCTGCGAGCGGACGGCCTTGCCAATGCGCTCACGGGCATGGGCATCAAAGGCCGTGACAAAAGCCTGCAGACCACTGCCCAGCCCATCGTCTTCCTGGCTCAAGAAGAGCTAGAGGCGCTGTACGGCGAATGGCTTCCACGCCGCATCGTAGACATTTATGCCGAGCAGGCCACCCGCAAAGGCTTCAAGGTGCTGTTTGGCGGCGAGGGTGCCGCTGCCGAGGAGGTGGTGGGCATTGAACAAACTATCGAGGATCTGCACATCCTCGAGAATTTCATGCTGGCTTCCAAGAATGCTCGGCTCTATGGAGGGTCCGTCATCCTGCTCTACATCGACGATGGGCGTCCAGCGGATCAGCCAGTAGACAAGAGCCGCATTTATGCCGTTGAAGGCATGGAAGTGCTTGACCGTTGGCAAATTGCACCAGTGATTAACGAAGAAAATCTATACGACTACTCCAAGGCAACATATTATCAAATCATTTCAGGCGACCTCATTCGCCAGCCACAACTCACCTACATCCATAAAGATAGGATTTTGCGTTTTGACGGTGACTGGCTTCCCTATCGCATTAGGCAAAGGAACTATGGATGGGGGATGAGTAGTTTGCAAACTGTCTACGAAAGCTTTAAGCACTACTGGACTGGCCTAAATGCTTCGGCCACGTTGTTGTGCGAGTTTGATATTTTTGTTCACAAGATTAAGGGCTTGGCGCAAATGCTGGCCGCTGGAAAAGAAAAAGATGTGCGTGATCGTCTGGTACTAAATGATATGAGTAAGAGCGTTTATCGCGGCTACGCCATTGATGCAGAGAAAGAAGAGCTTGCTTTTATCAGCAGAAACTTTGGAGGCGTGGGAGAAATCCTTGAAAAGATGCGCGTGGACATCATTGGAGCTTCCAAGATTCCTCACACAGTGTTGTTTGGGGAAAGCCCAAGCGGCCTTGGCTCCACTGGCAGAAGCGAAGAGCGCGATTTTGCCAAGACGCTTGCAGACTACCAGCAATCCACTTTCCATCGCCCTCTTAAGAAGCTGATGGAGCTAATCATGCTCAGCCGCACTGGTCCCACAAATGGACGCATGCCTGAGTCATGGCGTGTCAAGTTCAACGATTTGTTCGAGCTGAATGAACGCGAAAAGGCAGACGTGAGAGCCCGTGTAGCAGCCGTTGACGGGCGTTACATCCAACTGGGAGTGCTGAGTCCCAAGGAAGTAGCTGACGCCCGTTACGGTGGCACTGACTGGTCAATGGAACTCACTCTCGATCCGTCCGTTGTGCGGGAACTTCCCACTCAACTTGGGGGTGGTTCCACTCAAGAAAGGGGTGAGATGAAGGTGCCCCCAGGTGGTCGCGACCCCCTTGACGAGGCCAATGGCACTCTTCCCATGGACGGAAGTCGAGAAGTGGAAGATGCTGCCGGCTTGTACTTGCCTCGTGATCTTGAGCATCGACGCGGAGATGTCACCTTTACCGACAAAGATCTGCACAGTCGAGCCGTGGCAGCGGCTAAAAGCAAATTCAAAGTGTGGCCATCAGCTTATGCCAGTGGCTATGTGGTGCAGCAGTACAAGCGCATGTACAAAGAAAAGCACGGTTCAATGAGCGGCGCTTTCAAGAGCGATGGTCAAGAAATTTATGCCGATGATCTTGATAAGTGGTTCAAGGAGAAATGGGTGAGAATTGGGGCCAATGGCGAAATCATGGGACCATGCGGTGCTCGTGAAGAGAAAGAAGGAAAGCCCAAGTGCCTCCCTGAGGCGAAGGCTCAAGCCATGAGCAAGGAAGAGCGCCAAACCATTGTTGCTCGCAAGCGCAAAGCTGATCCCGATCCAGAGCGCAAAGGGCCGGCGAAGATGGTCAGCAGCAAAGTCGATGCCATTGAGCCCATGAAAGTAGAAGGCATGATCCTCGGCAACATTGATGAGGAAGCTTTCATTACGGAGGCTGACATTGACAAGGCTTTGAGTGAATGGAAGGAGGAAGCTCCTGTCAAGTTCAAGGAAATCCTGGAAGCCGACAATGCTGAATGACCTCAGCGCATTTGCAGAAGCAGTGTTGTCTAGCAGGATGGACGCTGCATGGTCTTACGACCGTAACACTGGACGCTATCGGGACGAACGTGGCAAATTCCTAAGTCAAGCTTCTGTGCAAAAGCTTGTCGACGGGCGCATTGATAAGCTGGAAGCTTCGCTTAAGCGCTTCACGCGCATGCTCAGCAATGGATCAATCACTCTTGACCAGTGGCAAGGAAGTGTGCGAGAAGCTATTAAAGCCGCCCACATTCAAGCAGCAATTATTGGCCATGGAGGCAAAGCTGGTATGGGCAGTGCAGAATATGGTCGCGTGGGTCAAAGGCTTCGCTTGGAATATGATTTTCTTGCGAATTTTGCCTCCGATTTGCTTGGCGATCGCGTTTCTGCTCCCATGGCTTTGGCTCGCATTGGCTTATACGCTCAAAGCGTTCGTGGCAGTTACTGGCTGGGAGCCGAAATCAGACAGCAAGAACAAGGCTATTCCTTAATGCGGCGCATCTTGGACGAACAAGCCAAGCACTGCGAAGATTGTCTGCGTTATGCCGCTCGTGGCGTTGTTTCCATTGGAAGCGTGCCACTGCCGGGACAGCGTTGTGAATGCGGCGCTAGGTGCCGCTGCTCTGTGCGCTACTTCAGGCAGCAGCCGCAAGCAGTGCCAGTATAGTAGGGCAAAGTTTCAAGCCCATGAAAGTTCTCGTAGGAGACACTGGTCTGATTGGTAGTGTTCTGCAGCAATCCGCCAACTTCGACGCCACCTTTAATTCCAGCAACATTCATGAGTTGCCGGAGATTGCCAATATGCCAGGGCAAGTGGACGAACTGTACCTTGCTTGCCTGCCTGCAACAAAATGGTTGGTCAATAAAGATCCAGCAAAAGACTTCAACAATATTCTCTCTATTGTCGATGTTCTAACAGAGGTATGGGCAACGAAAGTAATTCTTATTTCCACCATTGACATTTATCAGCCCGACGATTGCGGAGGCAATGAAAGTTGTTGGACGCATTTTGGACCATTGAGCTACGGCTCTAACAGGCTTTTGTTTGAAACACTTGTCCAAGACACGCTTGCCTTTGATACTTGTATTGTGCGACTGCCAGCCGTCTTCCATCCGCTTATCAAAAAGAATATCTTGTTTGATTTGCTAAATGATCACAATGTCGGTCAAATCAATGGCAACTCGGCCTATCAGTGGTATCCGCTCAAGCGACTGTGGCAAGACATTCAAGAAGTAAAAGACAATGAAGTGATAAACTTATTTCCGCCTCCCATTGAAACCTTAGAAATCATTGATAAGTTTTTTCCCAATGCTGAAATCTCTTCAGGTGAGCGCATCTCTTACGATTATCGCACCATGGCAACGAAAAGCGGTTATTGGCTTTCCAAGGGGGAAGTAATGGATGAAATGGAGGCATTTATCAATGAAGCTCGGGGTTAGTGCAATTGGCTGGGAAGCCGAAGACCATACAGAAATTGTCCTGCATCTTCCCGATGGCGTCGAGCTATTGGAAGCAGTGCCCTTCAAAAGGCACAGTCGCTTTTCCGGCTACTTGCAAAAATATTCGGCGCAATCATTGTTCTATGGCATGGACATTGACGCCTTCTGGGACGAGCAAGCGCTGGATTCATGCTTGGCCAATTTGGTGGCAATGGCGCACGAGTACGGATGGAAGAAAATGGTGCTTGGAAGCCCAGGACTGCGCAAAGGCGACAGGCGTTATTTGATGGACGCGCTTGCAAGGGTGAATGATTCCCTTGCTGCTCTCGATTGCACTGTTTGCATTGAGCCAGTAGCCAAGCCCTATGGCGGCGAATATTTCTTCACAGTCGAAGAAATCGTGCAAAGCCTTGCGGAATACTCATTGTCCCACACTGCAACAATGATCGACACTAATAGCGTGTGGCTGGAGAGTCAATGGCCTGAAGATGTGCTTGTTCAATACTTTCCCTACATCAAGCATGTTCACATTAGCGATCAAAATATTGGCCCCATTGTCTCCCAGGAAAAGCATGAGCGTTTTGCTGAAGCGTTGCGCAATGCCGAATACGAAGGAGCGGTCATTCGCGAGCTGTTAAAGGCAAAGAATTATCCAGGTGAGTACCATTATTTCGCTCATCTTTACAGGCCTTCCAGTATTTCGCGCACTTTTTCTTCGATTAAGTAGATGCCCTGAATCTTGCCTGTATAGCAAGACAGAAGATTGTCCTGCTGTTTGAACAGCGGGGCTCGATATGCACTGGCATTGGTTCGTTTGCTTTTCATTGACAACACAATACTATGACGAGAAAGATGGTCCAGGAAGCCCGGCCAGTACGAGCGAGCATGAAGCTCTGCCTTGTGTCTTAATTGTTCCAGCTTTTCCATTGGCGGCTCTTCCTCAATGGGCAACACTGAATCGGCGGCAACGCTATGCACCACATGACTCAGGGACATAGTGCCATCGTGAAACGGATAGAAAGAAAACAATGGTCCGTCAATATAAGTGAGCGCACCAAAAGGCAAAGGCTTTTGAATGCTATAGAGAAACATTGCCACTGCCTCAAAGTATTCATTGCTTGATGGTTTTAGCAGCGCATTATTCGTGCAATCAATCACCAAATGAAAATCTTGCTTCAGCCGCTTAATGTCTTCCTTGGTAATTTGTTCTTGTTGGAACACTGGAGACAGTTGCTCCGAGAAGAACTGCTTGGCCTCGACGGGGGAAATGTAACGCTCTTGAGTGCGCCAAACCATGGAAGTGTCGCGAAGAAAGTCGGCTTCAATTTCTTCATGCTGAAAGATCAATGGAGGGAAGATGCTTCTGACGGTTCCCGCGTCTAGCAAGCTTTCATCTTCTGGCACCGCATACAAATTATTCTCCACCGTGTAAGTGAGACTTCCATATTCGTGCATAAAACGATCGAAAGTAAATCTGCACAGCGAACGAGTGGCTGCATTCCTTGCGTAGTGATAGCCAAGGTGAAGCCGATTTTGGTTGACCAGCGAAGCGCCGTGAAACGGTTCAGGCTTGCGGTCAAACAGCGTGATGTGGTGTTCGTCTCTGAGTTGATAAGCCAAGTGGCATCCCACCCATCCAGCTCCGATAATCGCTACGCGCATGCCACAGTCCGCTTCTGCCATAGTCTAAAACCCTTGTAAGATGAGGCCAGCTTTCCTTTTCTTGTGGCAACTATTCTCTACTGCGGCGACGTGGGGGTGCAAACTGGTTTTGGGCGCGTGAGCGAGCATTTGATTCCAGCACTGGCCAGAGAGCACGATGTGCATGCCCTGGCTGTGAACTGGCATGGCGACCCCAATGAAATGCAGGAGCATTGCAAAATGTATCCCGCCATGGCCTACGGCTCCGACCCGTTTGGGCAGCATCGCATTGGAGAGCTGGTTCAGAAAATCAAGCCCGACCTCGTTTTCATCCTTAACGACATTTGGGTGGCGATCAATTTGTTTAATGCCATCAAGCAATTCCAGGAGGATATTGGCTTCAAAACAATTGTGTACACCCCCATTGATTCTTATGGGCTATTTGCGGAGCTATGCGAGCCTATCAACCACTGGGACAAACTCATCACCTACACGGAGTTCGCGAAGGAAGAGCTGCGAAAAATGGGCTATGAAAAGCCTATTGAAGTGGTAGGGCATGGTACGGACTTCACAAAGTTTTTCCCGATGGATAAAGAGCAATGCCGGAAAGAATTGGGCGTGCCAAGCGATGTATTTATCGTCTTCAATGGCAACAGGAATCAACCTCGTAAGCGTATTGACTTGACCATTAAGGGCTTCATCAAGTTTGCGAAAGACAAGCCCGACGCACGTCTATGGCTCAATATGGGCAAGAAAGATTTGGGCTGGGACTTGGTGCCGCTGTTTAAGCGCGTGGCTAAAGATGAGGGATATGACCCTACGGGCAAGCTGATTCTTACCAGCCCCGAGTTTTCCACTCACAACTGCCTTCCCATTGAACAACTCAACAAGGTGTACAACGCCTGCGACGTGGGTGTAAACACTTGCATTGGCGAGGGCTGGGGCTTGGTCAATACGGAGCATGCAGCTACTGGCGTGGCGCAGTTGGTGCCTGACCATACAAGTCTGAAGGAAATCTTCGGTGAAGTACCTCGCATTCAATGCCAAGGCTCAGAAACCGATAGGAACTATGGCCTCGAGCGTCCGATTCCTACGCCCGAAAGTTTGGCGGAGCTTTTGAGCGGATATTACGAAAATCGTGACTTCCTGGCCGCCGATGGGGAATGGTGCTATAAACGCATTCATGAGAAGCCATTCACTTGGCCCTTCATCCAGAGGCAGATGCTTGGCATCATTGAAGAAACGCTTGCTCAAGGTGCGTCTTCACAGTTCAAAGGCTTCGGCACTCCCGCAAAAATTGTTTGACCACCATGGAAATCTCTCAAATTTTTCTAAGCGACGCGGGGGATGAGCTTTCGCCGTTTCTCCAATATGCCACTGGCACTGTTAAAGCTTCGTTTCCTTCTGCAAATCACACGATCTACACCAAGGAAACACTAAGGCAATTTATTGCCGACAATTACGACCCTGACGTGCTGTGGGCTTATGACTGTCTGAAGCCCTATTCGTACAAGGCTGATCTTGGACGCTTTTGCTTGCTGAACAAGCTTGGTGGATGGTATTTGGACATTGCCATCAGAGTGGTCAACCCCGTAGAAGTGGGGCCTCGCATCAAATGGTTGGCCTTCAGGGACATCCAGCGCTTTAGCTTCACTTCCTGGGCATGCGCCACGACTGTTCTGTATTCACAGCCCGACAATCCCGCGTTAACCACCGCCATTCAGTTGATCGTGAACAATTGTCACGAGCGCTTTTATGGCATCACGCCATTGTGCCCTACTGGCCCCACGCTGCTTGGTCAGGCACTGGCAATGAACGGTCCTGCTTCGGACTTCGTTTATGGTGACTATCTAGAGCTAACTCCTACGCATGAGCAGAAGAACAGGGCTTTCGTCCTACCCGATGGAACTATTATGGCTTGGTCCAAGCCTTCTGGCGGTGGTGATCTTACTGGCGTTGGCGCTAAAGGCGTAAACAATTACAACGAACTTTGGGCCAAGCGAGATGTCTATGCAAGCTGAAGATTGGCACATCTATGTGATGTGTCATGGCGATAACGAGCCTCGTTATTCATCCTGCGCTTCTCTCCATCGCATGAAATTAGGGGCAGAAAATCTTCCTCAAGAAGAACTGCTGCAACTTTTTCATGCGGGCTGGACCCTGGACAATTTGGGCGAGCATAATATTTCGTCCTACAACAAGTGGTGGTCCGAACTGACTGGCATTCACTGGCTCGTCAACAATGCCACGGAAGAGTTCATCGGCAATGCTCAGTACAGGAGACAATGGGCAGATGAGGGGCTGGCTCCTTCTTCTCCCTCAGTGCTGTACATTCCCGAGCCTGAACATTTTGGCTTTTCCATTGCCAAGCAGTACAGGGAAGGGCACGCAGGCATGGATGGCATCGAACAGGCGCTATTGATTGCGGATCGCGGACAAATGCCAATCACGAAAGAAGAACTAGAGCTTGCGCTTAATCAGAATATTTTCTTTGGTCATATCATGGCGCGAGGAGCCCATGTAAATTATTGCGAAGTCATGCAAACTTTGCTGGATTGCATGTGGCCAATCTGGGACAATTGCCAAGAAAAAATTAAACAAATTGAAGGCTACAATTGTCGATACATTTCGTTCCTAGCGGAACGCATCATGACAGCATTGATCTTGCGTCGTGAAAAGGTGTGGCCGGGGCTTAGCATTGAAACAGCTCCAATCAATTTCTTCCCATAGAAAATGACTAACAAAGAAAAGCAGGCCAAAGTGGCCAAGGTGATGCGCGAATTTAAGAGTGGCAAACTGAAAAGCAGCAGCGGCGAAGCTGTGAAGAATCCCCAGCAAGCACTGGCAATTGCCCTCTCCGAAGCTGGACTTTCGCGCAAGCCCAAGAAGGACATGGGGGATGAATACTATCTGGCCTTCATGAAAGAGCTTGCTGGCGAAGAGGAAGAAGAGGCAGAAATGGAAGACGAAGAGTGCGACACCATGGACGAAACTGCCGGTGAAGCTCGTTGCAAGGGTTATTTGTCAGCCTTGCGAAAAAGCCGCGCAAAAAAGCGCTGAGGGGCGACGCTGAATCGTTTGCCCCTCCATCGCCTGTTCGTTCAGCAGCGCGTCGCGGCTTGGAGCTGCGCAAGAAGCATGGCAAAGGCGGCCTGACCACTCAGGAAGCCGGCAAGCAAGGCATTGGCAGTGGCGTTGCTAGAGCGACAAGCTTGGCCAATGGGGAGAAAGTGAGCTACGAAACGATTAAGCGCATGGCAGCGTTCTTTTCAAGGCATGAAAAGAATAAAGCTGGAGGAGAAGGTGATGCTGGATTTCACGCATGGCTCTTGTGGGGAGGTGACGCTGGTAGGGCGTGGGCCAATCGGATTATTAAGATGGTGGAAAGCCGCAAGGAACAATCGTGAGCGAATACGTCCGCGTCATTGAAGAAGAAGAAGACGGCATTGGCATCATGAAGGCTCTGTGCATTCTTTCCGCACATGAGCATCGTGACACTTCCAACTGGCGGCTAGTCGAAGAGCAGCACTTCAAGAATGGGCGTCTTGACGAAACCCACATCTTTGTGCGCAATGCCTATGACAAGCCCCATGAATATTTTGAACCAGTCAAAATGCTGGTCTTCGAGGCCGAGGCTATTGCAAAAAGTTATGTGATGACCGGCATCGAACAACAAATCGAAGGGCTTCAGGACGACGATGACGACGAAGATTGAGCATAGACAAAATAGTTTGGCATGCCAAGAAGCCAAAGAATAGAGACTCCGTGAAGCCCGCTAAGCACGCGAATTTGTGCGCAGTCGGGCATCAAGATTCCTCGTTCCATGCGTGAATAAGAACTTTGACTAACGGACAAGGCTCTTGCTACGTCTCTCTGGCTCAGTCCAGATTGAAGGCGTGCATTTTTGATGCGGGAAGCGATTTCTTCCTTTGCGGCAAGGTAGGAAGACTGCGTTACGGCAAACATGGTCAGAATTTTTTCCATAAAAAAAACTACAAGCGAGTCCACCCTTGCCAATTCTCAAGCCCTCCAGCCATGACAAGGGCAAGTTTTTTCGCATTCAAGTTAAATCTTTCGCAAAAATTGGGCAAATTCGTGATAGCCATTGGCACTCCAGCGGGCGTTTTCAGCAAGCAAAGATTAATCAGCTCATGACCCCTCCCTTCTCGGATTAACCATTCATTTTCTTTTTGTATCATCTTGAATTGATCAAGCCAGTAGTCAATCTCTTCTTGTGACCAGACATAATCAGTCTCGATACTTGAGGGTGGCGATGTGAATGGCTTGCGTTTCTTGCTGAGACGGCAAATCCTTGCCTTTGATGGTCGCCTTAAGAAGCGGCAGAAATGTGGAGACGGCTGAATCGCCTTGTTGGCGAAGTGAGGCTCTTTGTCAACCTTGAAAAGGCGATGCAAGGCTATTTCAGCGCGTATCGCATTTTCTGAGCTGTCAAACGTGGCAATAATGATTTTGCGACTGGGCTTAAAAGTCTTGTCAGTGAAGCTTCCGAGGTATGGATCTTCCTCCGGGGGCAGTTTTGAACTTCTTTTTCCGATGTAACCACGCCCGCCCTCCTCATATGAGTAGTAGACGTAGTGCCAGTAATTTTCGTTCATAGTCGGATTTGACTCATCGGTTGGGCCGACTATAGCATGTGCGCTATTATTAATATATGAGCGAAACTTCTTTCCGCTACGATGTCGCGCCCATTGAAAAGTATGAAGTGACCCCCGAGGGTTATCTTCGTGCTTGGGCCACTATCGCTCGCACTGGAGTGCAGATGTACTCCGATGCGGACGGCAGTGTCAGGCGCGAATATCGTCCCAAAGAAGAAGTGGCGTCTCCTGAAAGCCTCGCTTCATTTGCGGGCAAGGCCATCACGCTTGAGCATCCTCCAATCCTCCTTGATAGCGCCAATACAAAGGACTATCAAATTGGCTTTTCGGGCACTGAAGTGGTTTACGACGACGGATTTGTCCGTGCAGTCATGACAATCACCGATAAAAATGCCATTGAAAAGATCATGAGGGGCGATGCCAAGGAAGTGAGTGCTGGCTATCGAGTGGAATACGATTCCACTCCTGGTGTGACGAGCGATGGCGAAAACTACGATGGCATTCAACGTGCTATTAGTGGAAATCACATTGCCGTGGTTCGTCGGGGCAGGGCTGGCCCACAAGTGAAGCTGCATCTGGATCGCCTAGATGCCGCTGACCCACAATTACTCCTTACAAAAGAGGAACCATCTATGACTGCCAAGGTCAACTTCGATGGCGCCGAGTTTGAAGTGAGCGAGAGCGTTGCTCTGGCGATCACTAAAGAACGCGACGACGCCCGCATGTCCTACGAGGACATGAAGAAGAAATACGATGAAATGATGTCCAACGCTTCCAAAATGAAGGAAGAGATGGATGCCATGAAGAAAGAGATGCAAGGCAAGTGCGACGCTGCCGAAGGTCGCGCTGATGCCCTCGAGCAAGAGCTGGAAGCCGCTAAGGCCGATCTGACTGTTGCTGGTCAAGTGAATATTGATTCGCTTGTTGAAGAGCGCGTTGCCCTCATTGACAAAGCTCGCACCAATCTGGATAGTGAGTTTGATTTTGCCGGCAAGAGCGCCCGTGAGATCATGGAAGCCTCGATCAAAGCTGTTCGTGGCGACGCTGATCTGTCGGAGCGTTCCGATGATTACGTTCAAGCAATGTTCGACACGCTGGCTGAAGCTGCTCCTCGGAGTGACTCCGCCTCGACCGACGAACTGCGCAAAGCTGTGGCATCCATTGCCACCCCTGTTTCTGCTCCTGCGTCCTACATGGACAATCTGCAGAACGCTTGGAAAACCCCCCTCTCCGTTACTAAGGAGCGCTGATTATGGCCGTCGTTTTTTCTTCGGTGAGTTCCGGGACGGCAGGTGGCGTGCAGCAAAGCTATGCGCTTGAGCTGACCGCACTGCTGGAAGGTCAACTTTCCGACATCCGTGACAACACTATTGGCACCTACATCAACGAAACCAACGCCGTCCTGGCCTTCGGTAATGTTGTGGTGTACAACTCTGGCGGCACTGTCGCCAACTCCGCTAAGACCATTGGCGGCACTGGCGAAACCGTCGTGGGCGTGAACGTGCTCACCTACGTTGACGAAACTGCTCAAGATTCCAACAGCCGCCCCGGCGTGAAGGATGAGCAAGTGCTCAACGTGGCCAACGAAGGCGCCGTTGCCCTGTATGTTCATGGCGCTTGCACTCCGGCGACTGCCGTGCGCGTCATCCACACTGCTACTGGCGTCAAGTATGCCGGTCAGCTCACTGGCGATGCTATTGCCGGCAAGAGCGCGATTCTGTCGAATGCCCGTTATCTCACCTCCGTCACCGGCTCTGGCCTGGCGATCGTTGAGCTGAACGGTCCTTCGTTCACCCTCACCGCTGACACCTGATAG